TTATTCAAGTATTCAATGCGGTTGTTTAATAAGTTTGCTAGAGCTTCAAGATCAGCCATCTGTTCTTTAACTCGTCTTACTAGGCTTACTACTTTTGTGATGCCGTCGAACATAATCTGAGATTCTTTCTAAGTGGGTTTCTGCGAGTGCTCTCCCCTCCGGTGAGTCGTCGTATGTATGCTGGTAGACCGGTAGCGGGTCGCCCCGTTCCAACCTAAGCCCAATAGGGCAGTCATTCATACAGATGACCAACCGGAGAGAGAGAGATCCGTTCATTTTTTAAAACGGAATGTCGTCGGTTTCGTCTTGGGGTTGAGCAACGAAGCCGTTGCTTTTAGCGACAATGTGTTTGTCAGTCTTGGCCGCTGGCTTGCGACGGTTGCCAAGCCACTTGGCTTTCTCGTCTCCGAACAACCACCGCTCAACGCAGTTGAACTGGTGATCTGGGTTGGTTTGTCCTGGCTCTACGCCGATAAGGCAAACGCCTTTTTCTCCGATTAGGTCTTCCGCTTCGACCGTGACGTCTTCGCCTGGCACTACGGCGCGACCGATGCTGGACAGCACTTGGTCAACTTTCCACGCTGCTTTTGGGGTGAAGGTTAAGTGTTCCCACATTTTCGGCCCCTCGATGCCGCCTTCAAGGATGACGGCAACGTCAAGTTTGATGGTAGGGTTTCCTGCCTGCGAAGTCTTCTCGACGGCCTTAATGATTTCGACTTCGTAGGTTCCAGGCTCGACGTAGTAAATTGCGGCCTGTTTTGGTTCTGATGCTTTATATGTTGGCATATTTGTATTTTCTATTGTTGTTTGTTGGTCAGCGTTTTTTAGGATGCGCTGCCCCCTTTTGCACCTGCCGCCGGATATTTCCAGCAAGGCGATGAAATTATTTAACTTTTGTTTGTCTAAGTTGGAGTGAATGCGCTCCGGTTTGTATTGCCGATGTATCTGGCTCTACGCCGTTATTGGCGCAAAACTCGATATAACTCTTTTCTGAGAGCTTACCGCCCATCGCGAGTATTAGCGTCTCCTTGCTGATACCTTGTGACGCTTTAGCGATAGCTTCGCACTCCACAAATTTCCTTCCGCTCATGCTGGTGAGCTTCCATCCGGGAACTTCGTCCCCGTTTTCTAGTCTTGTTTTAAGGTGACCGAGCACCGGCTCCGCGATCTCCTTTTCTGCGAGCTTCCACTCCTTGGCAAACGCTCCCATCGTCTCCGCCGTTGCGAGTATTCGCTGACGGATCGCATCAATGCTGTTACCGGTTACGTCTGGAATGAGAGCGATGGCGCTCTCAGCCTGCCTAACGATGGCGTGGCAGTTGTTGTAGTGCTTGCACCAGCTGCAATACTCGCAAGGCGTCGGCTTTGCCTCCGCGCTTGTTGCGCGGTCGATTGTGCGCTGCGTGCCTTGCTTGGCCTCTTCGTATGTAAAGTCATACGAGCGAATCAACTTTTGATCGACGTATACAACGTGCGCTGTCCAGCTAGTCTCGAAATTATCTTCCATACACGCCAGACTGTAGGCTTGAAGTTGATCTCTGTAATTGCGTAATTGCCCCGTTTTTATATCCGCGACCCACTTTTCGGCTTTGCAGACTGCGTCTGCCGTGCCGAGTTTCGAGAGTCCAGGAACTGCCATTGCAAGATACTCTTCGCGAGTCTCGACAAACGAACCTTTTGCAAGGCGCGTCAGTTCCTCGACGCCGTAGGTGATAGCTCCGGCATCTTCGCCTACGATTGCAACGTCATGTTCTGCCGATATCAAGTTGCGGATCGCAACGTCAACTGCTGTGCCTCGCTCCGCTGCCGCGCTCGTGCCGCTTGCGCCTTCAAATAAGGCGCATTCGGCGAGTTTGGGTAGCGTTGAAGGTGATATTTCTTTACTCATTTTATTTCAATTTCTTAAGGTATAAGTGATGTTACAAATAATGGGTAGTATTTGTCACGAGTTCGCCTTCCTCCACTCTACCGCCGTGTTTACGAACTGATCGACCCGAAGCGCAACTCGGTGCAGGTATTCTGGAGCGCAGTCGCGCCAAGTCTGTTCGGATGTTAGGACGCCGCGAGCGATCAAAAACTGATTTACCGCGCCTTCGTGCTCTGCGAGCCGTGCTTGCCATCCGACCATTTCGTCGGCTTCAACGATATGATCTGGCTGTTTACTTGCAACGGCTTCGAACAGATGCGCGACCGATGCCCACTCTAGCGGGAGTTCCTCTGCGAGTCCGCTTCGCGTCTTCGCATCGTATGCCGCGCTGTGCGTGGTTAACAAGATGCGCTCCTTGCCGCCGATACCTTTCCCCTTGCCGGAGTCCGTTGTTGAGACCTTGGTCTTGAATCGTAAAAACCAAAGCTCGTCCGCGAACTCTTTCAAGAGCGGCGAACTTTGCTTGCTCAGCTTTAACTCGTAGCGGTCGTATGCGGCGAGCGCATCTGGTGCTTCAAAGCGCACTATTTTCGAGTGCGCGATCATTACCACGTTCTTGCCGGCATCAATTAGCTGGTCGATGGATGACAGCATCCGACTCATTCTTTCCGCGATCATCACCCAACCTTTACCGAAACCGAAATCCTCGATGCTGGTCTTCTTGGTGCTTGCGAGTAGGTCTTCAACGCACAGGCGTTCTGCCCAATCTGCCGAGTCGATGACGATGGTCTTGTAGTCGGTTGCCTTGGCTTCAGCCAATGCGTCCGTTAGTTGCTTCCACGTTCCGATCTCGCAACGATCCACGTCTAGGTGGCTTGTGCCGCCCTCGATGTCGAGGAACAACGGACGTGGGAACTTGGCCGCGAAGGTTGATTTGCCTACGGACTCCACTCCGTAGATGACGACGCGCTGGGCGCGTTGTTGTTTTCCTTTTGTTATTTTCATTTTCTATTTTCCTTTTTGTTGTGCTGCGAATACGGCCACAGCGAGTGCCGCCCACGAGTGGGATTTGAGGCCGTAGGTTGGCCCCGGCTGGGCTTTTGTTCCCTGCGGGCCGAGTAGGTCGAGCAAGGCTTGCCTGATATTGGCATCCTTGGCTCGCATCGTCCCGCACAGAAAAAGTTTGATATCTTTACGAAAGATCAATTCCACGTCGACTCGTGCCACTTCGATGAATCGTCCGATCCATACGCACGTCTCAAAGGTGCTTGCGCCCACGGCCATGCCGTAGCTGGCTATCATCTCGCAGGCGCAACGGTCGTATTCGCGACCGATAAGAATCTGGCGGATTTCGGCATTGGGAAGGTGGCCGTGGTCATGTATCCCGCGTTGGTCGTATTGTACGAACGCGCTGTGCGTCGTTCCTGGATCGAGTGCTAATATCATGATTTAGTGCCTTTGTTTTGATTTTGTCGGCTGGCAGGGCGAGGACATCGCAGATGCCTTGGAATGCTTTTGATCGGATGAAGTGAATTGCCGTGTTCCTATCGAGTTCCTGTTCTTCGTTCAGTTGCTTGCTTTTAAAGACCTTCTCGCTTTGAAGGTCAGCAACCGTCTGCTGGATCATCCCGCACAGAAGGTTGCGGGTGAATTGGCATTCTGCGTCATGTAGCTCTTCGGCGGTCACTATTTACTCCGTCCCTTCTGCCACTTCCATCCAGATGTAACTCCATCTCTAAATGACTTAGTTCGTTTTTTGTGCATTTTATTTAGTTCTAATAGTGGTATCCCATTTTTAAATGATACCCTTCCACACCTAAACCCTTCATCCGCGCTATTCCCATATTCAAATCCAGATTGAATTGTTATTGTAATGGAACTTGGACATCCTGCATCTGGTTGCATCTCTTTGAAATCAGACGTCCATCCTGCTTTTCGCTTAAATGCTGAACTCTTATTCATTACCGGCGCTCCCTGCGGGTTTGGCGGTTCATCCACCAGCGGCGTGTCTGTTCCATATCGCAGGTGGCTTTGATGTTTCCTATCAAGTATCCTGCAACGAATGCACAGAGAGTGCAGGTGGCGAATAGGGCGAGAAATGTGAGTGGTTCCATATATAAAAATTACTTAACGACAACGCAGTTGATTCGGCGGTCATGCCGGATGGAGGGTTGAGTTGTTCCAAATCGTTTGGAGACTGTCTTGCCAGTTTTGATCCATACGGATGAATCGTCTTTGGTTTGATACTTTGCGCCGATTTCGAGGTCTTTGATTTTCATTTTTGGTTTTCTGTTTTGGTTTCTGTCGTTCGGGTCATCCCGTTCGATGTGCAAAACCTCCTTCATTCCCTTCAAGATGAAAAGAAAAAAATTCGCGAAGTGCGAAAATAATTCTTAGGAAAAGTCTTTACAAATGCGCTCAACCAATGCTGGAGCGCCTCTGCGGCCTTATTTATTTTGAGATCGGGCGGTATAATTTCACCTCGCGAACACCTTGATTCGTCTGTATAGTTGCTTTTTTTGTTTCAAGCATCCCTTTTCCGACGGCTGTTTCAACTCGGGAATTTACGGATGCGATGGTCATTTTTGATTCCGATGCAATAGCGCGAACGGTCTTCCAGCCTTGTTCCTCAAGCTCTTTCTCGCTTTCGAATCTTGTGGTTTCGTAGAAAGCCTCCCAAGCTTTGTTTACATTGGCAAGAGCCACGGATGATTGATTTTTCTTTCGCATAGGTTGATGTTTATTGAGTTGTCTTTGTAATAGCCGTAAGCGAAACCCTGCGACCAAGCGAATGTTGCCCTGCGCGTGCTTGCATATTCCATATCGAAACGCGCAAGCATTCCGGTGCAATATCCGCTTGGCCCGTCTAACGTGCGAGCGCGTTCCCAGCCTACGCGGTGTAGGTGAGCCATCACGCATTGGCCGTATGTCTCTGCATGATCCCTTATACTTTGCACGTTATACATATAACCGTGGATAAATTTGCATCCGCCTAGCTCGTAAAAGGATCGAATGTGATACGGATACAATTTCGCTTTGAGTTCCTTCGCGGTCTTTTCGATGGCTTGGATCGTGAGCGTAGCGGCGTGAGCCGCTAGCGCGTTGGGAGAATTGGCGAGTTTATAAAGCCTCGCTTCATGATTCCCGTATAAAATATGCTGTGGACGTAGTTCGTGCAGGAAGTCGATACCGGCGCTGAGATCGTCCGAGATGCTAGCGGCTCGGTCGCTTGAGTTCGGATCGGAGATAGCTCCAGAGCGGAAGGCCGCCAAGTCTAGGAAGTCCCCCAGCATAATTGTCGTGTCAGGGCGCCAGCGGGCTCGGAACGTCAAGACGGCCTTGCGAGCCTCTGGGTCGATTTGATCGCCATGAGAGCATCCGACTGCCATCCATTTTTTCCAACCTTTCATGTCAGTTCCGGAATATTGCGCTTGGTTCGTTCCTCCCAAATCCAAGCGCGGACGGCTTCCATCGTGTCCTCGTCGAGTTTTGCAAACTCTCCGCACTCGTGTTTGAGTGCGCTTCGTAGCTCTTGGTCGATGTCATCCACTAAAATGAGAATATCAAGCCCCTTGCAAGCCACCTCGTGCTCGTATCGTTCTGTTTCATCAAATTCAAGTGTCATTTTCATGCTTCGTCCTCCTCCTCTTCTTCTTCGGTGTCTGGAAATAAAATACTGAATGAGTCGCTTGCGAGTCCCTCCACGGCGTATTTGTTGCCAAATACAAATTCCCCGTGCATGGTCTCCCCGCCTTGTTCCCAAGAGACGATGGTAAACCCACAATCATAATGCTCCGACAGGATGCGCTTCGCTTCCGCGAGTGCTTCCGTGCGCTCTGATTCAACCGTCGGTTGTCTCTTTTTTTTCAAGCGAGAATGTCTATTTTTTTCGATACTCTAGTGCGTAAAATTGTGAGCATTTCCCGCTCGGTCATTCCCTTCGCCCAATGCGGGCGGATCTGATAGTGCGGTTCGTCAACAAATTTCCAGTCGCCGCCCCATTCAAGGCCAAGGCTTTTGCCGAGCGTGCCTAGCTCGTTATACAGCGGGTGTTCGCCGAAGTATTCTTTCCCTTTGAAAATTCCTACGTCGAACGCAATTCCAAAGTTATGATTTGAAAAGCCCGCTTTTGCACGGGTCACAATTTTAGTGTTTGGAATTGTGCGGCCTTTTGCGTAGAGCGCATCTTGCTCCATATAGCTCCGAGTGCCGCTGATGATTTTAACGTCACAACCGACCTTTGCAGAGATGACCTTTGCAACGCCTAGGAAGGCGCGCGCGGCCTTTTGAGCTTCGGGGTGGAGCGTTGCAAGCTGGATCTCGCTGCGTTCGTCAAACGTCATTTTTTCAGCCCTTGGATGTCTGGTAATTCGTAGCAAAATGTGCCGTAATCCGTTTTAACGCATACCGCCGGATTATTGAATCCAGCGCATGAAGTCAAAAGCGCCATTCCCAAGAACGCGAAGGAGAGAACGATCATCCAAAGCGCAATTTGTTTGGCGTTCATTTTTCTTTTCGGAAGATTTCGATAAGTCCAAGAATGGCGGCGACTGCCGCTCCTATTGCGTCCCATTTTGCTGGCTCCAGGCTAAGACCGGCAACTCCGCCGATGATGGCAATGCCGCGAATGGTCGAAGGTTCCTTCAATTTTGCGAGTAGTGTTTTCATGGTTTTTTGGGTCTAGTCATTTTATACAACGAAACTGCACCGATGCAAATTCCGAGAAGCAGGGAAGCGATGCGCAACCACGCTTCAACTTCCGAGAACGAGATCAATACAGCGGCTGCGGGCGCCGACGTTCCTACGAGCGAATGAAAAGCGTGGCTGTCCATTAGCTCAGACCGCCTTGGCTGATGAGTTCTTCCGTGAGTGTGCATGGCTGAAGAATGATTGTGCTCCGCTCGCCGCCGGTAGTTAGTTCGATCTCGATATCGGTCGTGACTGATGTTGCATTAAGCAACAGATCGCGAACGCCGAACGTGTTGAAATCGACAGCGGCGGTCTTGCCTGGGGCCGCACTCAAGCCGCTTTGCACTTGCAATGTTGGCAAGTCGGTGAAGCCCTTGTCGCCTCCGAAGTTGATATCGTAGTAACTATTCTGGACTCCGACGACCGTCGCGTTGCCTGCACCGATGCTGTCGAGTGCTTGGAGTGCTGTTTGCAACTGCGCGGCGGTCGTGCTTGCGTCTAGCGGATCGGTCTGACGTAGGACGGTCGTGGCAATGCTTCCTGTCGTCACCGTGCCTGTGCCAGTTGTGATCGCGACTGCGCCTGCTGTTACGCCTAGCAAAAACTCGGTTGTCTGCGGTATAGAGCGAACGAAATATTGAAGGCCCGCCGTATAACCTGTCAGCGCGGTGAATCCTGTCAGCACGACAGGCTGCGCGAGTGTCAGTCCGTGGTTGCTTGCCGTAATAAATACGCCGTCCGTTACCGTGCTTGCAATGTCCACGTTGTATGTCGGAACCGTCACGCGAAAACTTCCAAGATACGGATCGCGAGAAAATGAGACGCGCTGAACTTCGTTGTTGATCGTTGATCCGGTTATCGTGGTTGCCACGCTGACGGTCAATGCCGTTCCTAGGTCAGTCCATGTCGGCTCGTAGACTGCTGGAGCGAGACGGAGTTGCAGTTCTTGGATTTCGGCGTTGGTGGCATCTCCGACAAGCCGCTCGTCGATGAGCGCGGTTGTGGTTGGAATTAACCTAGCGAAGTTGCCCGTTATCGCGCTCTGCGTGCCAGCGCTGTTGAAAGAAACTACAAAGTTCGTCGCCATCGTGCCGTCCACGCTGACCGATCCTGCGGCGGTGATCGTCGAGAGTGAGTTGAGCGCGGATGATATCGCGCCTGCGGTCGCGCTGAATCCGATTGCTCCGCTTGTTTGGCCTCCGAAAGAGAGAGTAAACGTGCCGGATGCTGGCGCGCCTGTGCGACTTCCTACGCCGAATTTCACGCTCGTGCCGGTATAATCGACCACATTGAACGGAGCGGAGACATTGCCTGTTGCTTCAAGGAAATAAAGATTTATCGCTCCGTTGTCGCCCTTCACGAATCGTTGCGTTGTAGCCGGTGCAAGACTCGTCAAGCTCGTCGCCAGCCTGCGGTTCGTTGTGTCAATAAATAGATCGCGTGCCATTTATTCGGGTGTTTTGTCAACAGCTTCCCACTTGCCGAGCGGGCATCGCTCGGTTGCCATGCGTAGCTTCGCCCAAGTTGAGCATCCACATTTGCGACAGCGGCCCGTGGCGTTCAGCGCGGTGGCGTCCCATTCGGGACAGGCTTTGCACGTTGCTTCGCGGGTGGCGAGGATTTCGGGCGGGGTGGTGGCGAAGCCTGCGCGAGCGAAGCGGTGTCCCGCATTTATAGCTGATCGCATTTGCGCGTGCTTCTCTCGCAAGTCTTCTGGCATTTTTGATAAAAATTCTTCGTAGCTCACGAAACGGTAACGGTAAAATTAAAATCAGTCGGTGGCCCCATAAATGGCGGAACGCATTCCGCTGAGATTGTAAATGGATAAGAGCCTGCCGGATTTAAACTGGTTATATTAACAGAATCAGACCCGTTTACGCCGCAAATATCAGGTGACCCCATAAACTCAAATTCAAAAAATCCTGAGACATAAAGAGTAAGTTGCCAACAACACCCGCTTAACTTGCCGTTTGTTGATGCCCTTTGGATGTTTATTATATACAAAATGTCTCCAACTGCACCAGGGCCGAATGCATCCCAAGAATCAGAGCAAGTCCGAATAGGATTATAATCATTATATGGAGGATATTGAAACTCTTCAGTAATCTCTACTTGATCCCCTGTTAGCGAAAAGTTGAAATTAGCAAGAAGTGGCGGGCAATCTCTGCATGGAATTATACCC